GTTGTCCAGAAGTCTTTAGCTACCATAATTCTCAGATGCTCTACGTTGCGTGACAGACAGTCTGCCCAATCCTCGTCAGACATGTCCTCTGGTTGACCCGCATTAATTAGATCAACGCTGTCACCCATTGCAGAATAATGCTGTGCGATTTCTTCCGCAGTTGGTGTATCAGTCATGTCTTTCTCCTTTTCTGACTAATGTTATGCGTTTTCTAGGGCAGTTACTTTTGCCTCTAGGGTTTCAATTTTTGCTATAGCTTCTTGCAGTGCGGCTGTTAGAAGCGGCACAAGTTTGGATTGATCAATACCCTGATAGACAGGGTTACCGCCATCATCGACTTCGTTGTGGGTGCCTGTGATTGCTTCTGGCACAATAGCTTGTACTTCGTGCGCAATGAAGCCGTCTACTTTATTTTCTGCGGGATAATCTGTCCAATTAAACTTGCAAGGTGCAAGTTGCTTAACTCTTGCAATGCCATCAGAAATACTTTCTCTATTTTCTTTTAATCTATAATCTGATGTTGTTGAGTAATTAACTGAATTAGACCCACTAACCTTTTGTATTCTTCCAATTTCAGAACCTGCTTTAGCAAACGCCACAAAGTTAGCAGAATTGTTAGATGCAGTATCATTTATTGTCATGCCTCGTCTAAGACCACCATCAAAATTAGTAGTAATATTACCATCTAATACCGTACTGGTTGCACCTACAAGTAAATCTCCACTGCTATTTACAACAACCCTAGGATTACCATCCCCATCCGACAGCACGATGTTGTTGTCTGAGGTGCGGATGTCCAAGCCGCCTTGGTTGCCGTTGTAGCGACCGATGATGGTGTTCTTGGAGCCTGTGGTAACAAGTTCACCACACGAAACCCCCATCATTGTATTATCTGTGCCAGTGGTTACTGCGCCACCCGCTGAATTACCAACTGCCACATTGTTGTTGCCAGTAGTTACTGCATCTAATGTGTTTGATCCAACAGCAGTGCTGTTGGATGCGGTGGTGTTTGAGTAAAGCGCCTGATAACCCACAGCAGTGTTGTTGGAGGCGGTGGTGTTTGCTTGGAGTGCGCCCCTGCCTACAGCAACATTGTAGCTACCAGTTGTGTTTTGAATAAGCGCCTGATAGCCACCAATTGCAGTGTTATCTGCGCCAGTTGTATTATCACGCAAAGCCTCAAAGCCGACAGCCAAGTTAAATTGTGCAGTAGTGTTTGATTTTAACGCACTGTGTCCAACGGCGGTGTTGTATCCGCCAGTATTTGCATAAAGCGACTGATACCCAACCGCCGTGTTGTAGCTGGCGGTGGTGTTGTTGCGTAATGCTGCCATGCCAATGGCAATGTTATAAGACCCTGTTGTGTTTGCAACAAACGTAGTTTGGCTTCCTGCGTCATTCCCGCCAATCGCAACGTTATACTGACCTGAAGTTGTTCCTGAAGCTACATTGTATCCAACAGCGGTGTTGTTATTTACGGTTGCGGAATATAACGCTTTATAGCCAATAGCAGTTACATTTGCCCCAGTGGTATTTGAATAACCCGCCTGATACCCAACAGCGGTGTTGTTGCTGGCGGTGGTGTTGGACTGCAGTGATTGATGCCCGACTGCTGTGTTGAAAGAACCGCTAGTAACAAAACGCAAAGCCGAACCACCGACACCTGTATTAGATGCACCAGAAGTCATCGGCTGCATACTGTAGTCACCAATAGCTGTGTTATAGTTCCCACTTATAGAGCCATTCATCGCAGCATCACCCAACGCCACGTTGCCTGTACCAACAGGATAATTCCCGTCTAGCTTGATCGTGCCGCCATCGACTGACAGGTTGCCAGCGACTGTAACACCGTCCGTAACTGCCGTACCCGTCACGTCAATTCCGCTGCTGGTGGTGGCGAGTTTGGATGCGTTGTCGTAGTAAAGAGTTACTGCACCATCTTGCTGACATAACAACATGTTTTCAGAGCCAGTATTGCTGCGTAATGCTATCTCACTGCCGTTTGTATCTATATATAAACCGCCAGTTCCTTGATCTGAAATAAAAGAATACAAGCCAGTGTGGAAAATCTGCAAGTCAGACCCAGCGCCGAAGATGGCTTTGTCGTTGTCTGCAAACAGAATGTCATTTCCGTTGGACGCCAAGTCTCCCCCAAGCTGAGGAGTGGTATCTTCTACAACATTATCAATAGCATTTGGGTTGGCTGTTGCACTGGTGGCAACTGTATCTAATTTAGTGCCATCTGCCGCCACGTCACGACCATCGACAGTACCCGACACGATAATGTTGCCAGTGACGTCGAGAGGTTTATTCATGGTCCACTTGTCGCCAGTTGAAGCGTAAGTGAAAGTAGCAGAAGCGCCGTCTACAGTTAAACCTGCTCCATTTGCTGCTGCTGCATTTGCTGCGCCAGAAGCGACAGTGATGTTAAGATCATCAACATCAAGAGCTGTACTATTGATTGTAGTCGTAGTCCCGTCAACCTGCAAGTTACCAGCGACAACAACAGTACCAGTGTTATCCCCATGCGCCGCAGGATCAATGGTAAATGACGATGGTCCACGCAGATACCCTGACAGCGTTACGTTTGTACCATTAAGATCACCCGTCATAGTATCGCCAGTAATCCTGACAAAGCCTGTGGCAGTATCTAGCCCACTCTTTAATTCAGCGAAGGTAATGGCTTTCGTTTCATCTGCTGAAGCATCAACCACCACAAATTCATCTGCATCGGCTAAGTTAGCGCCTGTGATGTTTGCTAGTTCTGTTATCTTACGGTCTGCCATGACGTTCCCTTAAACTGCTTCAACGACATCAAATGATATGCCATAAATTGCTGCATTATCAATTGACCATGATGTTACATTACTTGAGAGGCGAAAAACACCTTTTGTGTCATTCGTCCCAATCGTCTCGCTGCTATAATCAATCCTGACATTAGGATAAACTTCTAGCTGACCATCGCCCGTTCTATCTTCCATTACTTGAAATAAACGTGCAGCAGCATCTGATCCGACTTGGATATAATCACCCGCAAGCAAAGTCTTGGTCTGATCTTGCATAGTGATTTGTAAGAAGCTGTTCCCAGCCGTAGCGGATACCGTAGCGAAATTAGATGCGTCTGTGGAGCGCAGAGTGCCTCTAGGGAGAGGGTAATCAGGATCACCCAGCAACATAGTGCCATAGCTTCCTTTAAGGCTTACAAGCGCCGCTTTCCATGCAGCCGCAGTATCTCTATTCATAGGCGGCAAGTTTACTGTTGCTTCCCATCTCTGACCACCATGAGAAATAATTTGCTGCTTGTAGGTAAATGGCGACTGAGAAGTCACTACAGCATTAACTGTGCGCCACTCAACGGATGCTATGCCCGTTGTAGGCAGTGATATAGGATATGTTATTGCCATTAACCAAATACCGCCTTCATTTGACCGCCGCGCCTTCTGCTGTCCATTATACCTTGCTCAGTCATTTTTGCAATTTGTGGCGCAGCTTGAGCAATGAGTTTCTTCACGCTCTCATCGCCATTAGCTGCAAACTGAAAGGTCTGATGGATGGTTACACCACCAAGTTTATTGTTTGGCACAATTGAGCCTGATGAACGTGGTATCATAAGCTCTGGACCACGCTCACCCACAAGATATGGTCTTCCAGCAGAAACAGGACCACCCATTGCCTTTTTCGGAATATCTGGCGCTGGTCTGCCATCACCAACACCGCCAAAACCAATTAAAGCGCCACCAAATTGCAAATCTATGGCTCGGCTGATAAATCCCGTAATCTGCTTAACAAAGAAGATGCGATATAATTCTTTGATAATATCTCGCGCCATAGCTCTAAACGCATCTTTTGCTGATGTTGTGCCATCTATCATTGACATCATGGCATTCTCAAAAGAACTCTCAACAGACTGAGAAATTGATTGCAGCCTTAATTGCGCATCAGAAAGTCTGTTAGTCGCGGAAGTAATTTTATCTATTCCCTTTTCCGTTTTTGCAAAACTTTCCTCTGGCCTGAGAAGCCTAGTATTCATAGCATCTTGCAATGCTTCATACGTTTCTCTGATTAATTTAGCCGTAGCTTCACCCACATCCGCAACAACTTCAAAAAATTCTGGAAACTTTTGCTTCAATTCCTCCATAGCCTTTTCCACCATTCCCATTCTTTCAGCAGTCACACCAAGCATAATTGCCAAAAACGCAAGTGGTGATCTTCTCACCGTCATATTGAACAGTCTCATCATTATTTGAGAACCTGCTACAGCTTTTGCGAATTTGACGAAATCTCGTGCTACCTCAAATACAAAAATTCCCAATTTTATAGCCATGAATGCAGCAACAGCAGCACTTAAAGCAGCTAAATTATCAGAAACAAAATCCATTATATTGCCAAGGAAAGTAAAAGCACCAGCAAGAATACCATTGAAAAAACTTACAACAGGAGAAAACACATCTATTAATGCTCCAGCTTTTTCAAGGAAATTATCAAAGGCTGGGCGTATAGCATCAAAAACACCTTTGAACCGATCAAGACCACCGCTCGCCATCAGAACGCCAGCACCCACACCCGCAAGTGCACCTGCAATCATACCAAGAGGGCCAAATATAGATAATATCTGTGGACCCTGCATAGAGAATATGCGCAAAGCGTCAGTTCCCATACTAGCTTGCACCGCAACGTCTTGTACCTGCAAGCCAAGCATACCCATATTTCGGGTCATCTTCTGAATGCCACCAGTTTGCTTTCTCATAGCAACTGTATGCGCGTTCATTTGACGGGAACTCACAGTCATGGCTTTATTAACTCTGCCAAGCTGCTGTTGAACTTTTTGCATCTCAGGAACAGCATTCCCAACAGCGTTCATCTCAAATGTGAGCTTTTCAACTGCCATTTTTTTCTTGCTCCTGTTTTATTCTAAAATAGGCGACCCATTCATTGTATTCTGACATACTAATTAGATCAATCTCATCAATCGTCTTGCCAAGATGCTCCGCAAGTGAAATCAGATTATATCTGAATGGGTCGCTCCTTAGTTTTTTTCATGTTCCTCTACAGATACAGTTTCGAAAATAGCACCAAAAATCTTTGCAATGACACCTAAAGGCTCACCCATAAGAATAAACTTATCCCCAACCTCAAATGCTTTATCGCCATTTTTGTCCAAACATTTTAGAATGATTAGATCAACCATCGCATCCATACTTGGACTTGTGATAAAATTGGGATGCTTTTTCTGTATCTTGGAAATATCTCTTGCAGCCACATCAGAAAAGAATAGGGTAAGAGGCTCATTGCCCTCACCCCATTCTTCGACATCAAAAGAACTAAGCTCCTTTTCAGCCCTTTTAGCCGCAATTTGCTTTGCTAATGACATCAGACAGTCCCGATTGTGAGCGCCCCATCAAGTTGCAATTCTGCGCTTAATGTTGCTATCCCGTCCATAGTTGCACCGCGCTCAATAGAAGTCACCAAATAAGTTCCAGTATATTTGGTATCACCAGAAGCAGCACCTTCAGCATAAAACTCACAATCCACCTTGTCACCTTGCACAAGGTCTTGCTGCACTGCGTCATCAGGATCAAGATACAAGCTCATGCTTCCTGTTCCCGTCATCAATCCTTTGGTAAAGGTGCGTGACGTATCGCCCATAGTAGTCGTCTCAACCGCATCCGCTGTATTTGTAATAGTCCAGCTTAACAGTTCGCCAATTTGTGCAACGGAGCCACCAGTAGTCACCAGCTTCACGCTTCCGTCTGATCCGAAATAAGTAGCCATGAAAAACTCCTTTACTTGGCTGTTTCTACATCTGCCATAGATGTAACATATCTAACATTGAATGTCAGCTTTGCGATACCCACAGGTTGCTCCGCATCACCAGAAAAATTTATTTCTGTGCCAATCAATGTCGCTCCTTTTGCAAGGCTGTTGATCGTGAAATCCCCAGCAATTGCCTCTTCGACTTGGACACATATTGCATCCACATCATCATCAAAAGTATCAGTTGCCTTCACATAGCAGTCAACCTCTACACTTAATTCTCTAGTAATATCAGTGACACCCATATTATAACGGCTAGACGCCTCTGATCCTGTGTAAACCGTAATCGCAGGGAGGCTTGCATCAGTTATCGGATAAACCCGTGTGCCATAGACCCGACTACTTACAAGCGTTACATTTGATGTAAGCGTAGAAATAAACCTGTCTCTGATAGACTTTCTAACGTGCGCCACTATTGTTTCTCCAATTGCACAACTGTCACGCCAGTGCCGTCATGTATCCAAGCTCTGACTTTATAATTTACTGAATTTATAACCATCGCATCACCGTATGCGATAGATGGAATATCTGCACTTCTACACGTTAATCTGGGCTGTTCTTCATGCACTGGCACAATACCACCAGCATCCACAGGCACAGTCTCATTATCAAATATACCCTTTATTGTCCCACCGTCATAGGTAACATCACTGGCAAATTCATCTGTTACCAGCATATTAGCTAAGTCAGTGGCGAAGGATATAGCCATTATTCGTCCTCTGGCGTTGATACCGTTTTAACGGCGCGATTGGTTTTCTTGGGTGCTGCCTTTGGCTTCTCAGCTTTAACCGCCTCAACATAACCACGATTTATCAGCTTTTCAGCAATACGATCTTCAATATCATGCACTTCATTGGGCATGAGATTACCGCCCGTCCCAGCGAAACATTTCTGTAAGATTTTAACTTTCATCATCATCTCCTAAAAGAAGGGTGGGCCAGTTAGCCCACCCCATTGCTTATTAAGCTATAGATACCTCATCTGTGATACCGAAGCTAACTGCGTTGCGAACACCAACATCAAGCTCTGCATGGAGTACCATGCGAACTGTGCCAGCTTTCGATCCGCTGTATGGATCAACCAAGATAGATGGTGCGCCAAACTGTGCAATCATCAACTGTGAGAAGTCACCGAAGATCAATGCAGACGCATCATTTCCACCATCGCCCGGATCAAGATTGGTTGGCACGTTTGATGTGAATGCCATTGGGTAGCCATAGAGGTTATTCCAAGGATCATTCAAGATCATTACGCTATCGGTAGACGCCACTTTAGCAGTAGAAGCAAGTTTTGCTTTCACGGCTGGATGTGACAAGAAGCCAGCAGCATTACCATTGACAATGCCGTTGTCCTCTTCAACCAACTTAACAAGGCTGATGATGTCTGACCATGTAAGCGCATCAACATCAGTACCTGCTGAAATATCAAGGTTGTTTACACCTGATGTATTCAAGATACCTGTTGGTTGACCTGATGATCCAGAGCCTTGGATTGCATAGAACTCTATGCGGTCTGCTGCTGAAGCAAGCAAGTCATTTCTGACTATTTGCTCAATTGATGGCACGCTTTCCATTGCGAGCAAACGTGAAACCTCAACAAACGCACCCATCGTGCGCGGCTGAAGTGTTACGCCACCATCTGTGCCAGCACCATCTGTGACATCTGCCAATTCCTCAACAAATGCAGCATTTGCACCTGTTGCGAGCTTTGGCATTTTGATGCGGTTTGTCAGACCTGACAAGTAGGTTGCACCCAATCCACCAAGCACCTGACGTGCGCGAAGTGCTTCAATGAACATGTCTCCACGATGTACTGTAGGAACAAAATCATCAAAGACAACTTCTGAGCCAGAGCCGCCTGTTGCTGCTGTTGAGAGTGGACCACGCTGACCCCATACGAAATCAGGAACATAAACGCCTTCGGCTTCACGTCCTATACGCATGGTAATTTCGTCATTCATCTCACGCTCAAAACCAGCTTTACGCCAATCGCCAGTGACTTGCGCTTGGATCATGCGACCCAATGAATATTCACGCTTTTGCTTTACTGGCACATCAACTGCTGCTGGAGCAATATCCAGAGGCTTGTCTGTGATTGCATTGAGAAGCTGACCACGGAACTCATCAACTGATGTTCCTCTGGCAATTGCTTCGTTTGCAAGATCACGCTTGTTGTGCTTGGCTCCAAGTGCCAAGATTTCAGCATCATTCTTACGTGCGGCACGAACTGCTTCAGCTTTTACCGCATCAAGATTGATGTCTGTTTTGACTTCTTCAGTCATTGTAACATCTCCTTTTGATGTTGAGGGTTTAGGTTCTGCTGGAACTGATCGCCCAACACCAACAAGATTTGACCGATCTGCTGGCACTGAAACTATCGAAACTTCCATAGGAGTAGTCTTGATCCTGTAATAGTTATCAGGATCGTCCTTCCTTGTAATTCGGCCATCAATACGATAGCCTACACTGATGTTTGATCTGATGCCATCAGTAACATCATTGAACACTTCAGAGGCAAGCGCACCTTTTCCAAAGCGCACTTTTGCACGTAGACGCCGCGCATTCTCATCAAGTTCAACCCCTTCGACAACGCCAATTTGCTTGGTCATATCGTGATCCAAAAGCAATGGCGCTCTGCCACTATTCAAAAAGCGTAAATCCATATTTTCCGCTGAATGATCCATAACCTCAAGGCCAAAATCTCGCTCAACAGGCTCCTCAGAAGATACACCGACCATGACGCTTCTGCTATCCATATCAATGGATTTATCTTCGTCCATGTAATGCCCACGCATGGACATATCTTCACGGCTAAAGCGCTCTTCTTGCTGCTCTTCTTCCTCATGGATTTTTGCGTAAGTAATCACATAAGTGTCATCTGTCTCTTGGATGTCCACTATGTGACGCTCATCCATTTCTTCAAATAGATCGTCTGTCATATCTTCACCTCTCTTAGATGACATTGGATGACCTTCTGGTAAAAGGTCTGTATCATGCTTCCCGCTGCGGAACTTCCCATTGCGAAGAACATATAAAAATGAATTGACCCTTGCATATGCCCATTGCTCTGGGCCGCTAACACTTGGCCTAACACTTTGCGGATTGGTCTTATATGCACCAATGCCACGATTAAACACAGTTGATAAGGTTCTTAGATTAGTGCGCTTGCTGGCTACATTGCCAACCGCTTCATTATGGTCATCAGCTTTCTTCTGCAAACCCTTACGAACAGCACCAGTGATAGCCCTTAAACCACGATCTTCTTTTTCTAGCCGATCACGAATACGTTTAGACCAAGCATAACCAGCATCACCACCCCATAAAGCCCATGCAATACGTCCATTTGACGGATAACCATCTTCACCTTGGCTAAAACCTTCAGCTTGCTTATCAACCTCATGGCGGCTGAAAAACGAATACATACGTTTTACCGTATCTTCAGAAAGCTCTTTATCATTCACAATGTCTCTAGCTCTAGCAATGCCCACAGCAGTGCCGCCACGCCCGAACTCACGCCGCCACTCAAGACCGCGCTCCGCTTCCACCTTCATAGCTGCTGTGGGCTTATAAGTCGCCATCAGACACCTCTGGTTCTGCTGGTGATTTCATCCCAAATGGTTCAAATGCTAGAGAAAGACCATATCTTTCAGCCATTTGTTTGTCGGATTGAATTTGACTGAATAATTCCTCAACATCGCGCCCATAATTTGCTGCAATATCATTCATGCTAACTATGCCGTTTGAAAGTGCAGTAACATGAGCGTTTATTTCTCTTTGAGGATCAACCCAAGCAAATCCACGACCTCTGAAATGGATATTGTCAGAGAATTTATCCAGTTTAGTAATTGGAATGGGTATATTTCCAAACGAGAGAGCCGCTTTTAACCAAGTTCTAAAGACAGGCTCGCAAAAATGTTGTATAATGAAGGATTGCAGCGTTTTATAATGATCGCGCTCCTCAATCGTTCCTTGGCGAATAGAAGAATAAGAAACGCCCTTCAAATCATTAGATAGGCTTGTGTAACTCACATTCAGACCTGATGCGATGCCCCGCAAAACAGCTTCCTCGAAATCAGCAAAGGCTGATGTTGGATGGGCTGGGTCTATCATCTTAAAGTCATGTCCAGAAGGTAGCTGATAGACAGATGCTGGAGCCATATCAATCACTGGCACATCATCTTCAGTCATACTGTCACCAGCAAACTCATCACCGTCTGGCGTTGTAATAATGCCAAACTTAGCAGCAGCCGCCCTAGCCGCAATCAATTCAGCTTCACGGTATCCATGCAACATTTTAAGAGATGCAATCGCTGGAGCCATAAAAGGCTCTCCACGGGTCTGAAATGTGCGCTGCGGAATGAATAGATGCAATATTTCACTTGCTGGAATACGTTGATGCTTCCTTGAGCTTCTATTTGAGAAATTAAAGCTATCATTTGGATGGCTAGTCAGAACATAATAAGCAATAGGCTTCTGATATTTATCAACCTCAACGCCCATACGGATTTCATTGCCATTGTCTGCACGTCCGTTTTTATCGTGGTCAATCAAGTCAGCTTCAAGAAATTGGATATTAAAGCCATCTCTAAAGTTGCCGCTCATATATTTGACAAACACCTCACCATCTCTTGCGAGTGTTTCAGCCACAAATCTCTGGCAATCCAACCAAGACATGCGTCCTGTGACTTCGCAATTCCCAGCGCGACCCCATACCTTAAAGGCATTTTCAAGGATTGCATTGCCAGCCGCATCTAAAGCACCATCAGAATTGGTGGCTCGCACTTGAACAGTAAAACCTTTTTCACCCACAACATTGGTGCGAATAAGGTTAAGAAATCGCTTTGCGTATTCGTTATCTCTGGCAAGCTCCCTACTTCTGTTTCTCAGAATAGGTAAATCTAGCTTTAATTCGCTATCTGCTGAGAAGCTAGAACCAACAAAATCAGCAAATAACCTGCCTTGATTTGCCCCCGCATAACTTCTGCGCCTTCTACGTCTTATGGGGGTTACTGTATTTGTTACCTGATCGCGCTTAAAAATATCGAATAAACCCATCAGATAAACCTCATCAATATGCTAGAAGATGTCTTGCGCCCATGCTTCAAGTCAATCTTACGCTTTTCCGCTTTAACTGCACGTCTATAATAATCCCGCCAAGTCAGCAACTCATCGGGCGTCATCTTCGTCAATGATCGTCCAGCAATTGAATAGCTAGATATATCACCATCAGCTCTATTTTCTAACACTGCTTCAATCTTTTGCAGCATTTTTTCTTCATGCGTTCTTGGATCAACAGAATTGACATCAAGATCAACTAAAATATCAATTTCACCTTGATCTAGCACGATCCTATTGCTGGAAGCTGTCTCTAAGACTTCTATCTGGTAATGATAATGACCAGCCGTGTATGCTGCTGTGGTGACGCTGGTTGCAGTAAATAAATAATCATCACCCGTATTCGTAGCGGTGATTGTGAACTCTAAGTTAGCGCCCGTTGCCGACCTAGCTATAAAAGTCAATGTATGCGCGGTGTTTGGATAATCAGTTGAATATTTTGTAATTTTCCATTGAACAAAATCACCAAGAACGATCTCCGTTGGAACTTCTGTCGGAGCATTCGCGGCTTGAAACAAGTTAGCCATTATTTATATCCCAGAACAAAATTGTTAGGACGCGCTAAATTGCCACGCCGCTTTGGTATGTTTCGCTGTGACTGTACCACATTTTGCGCCTGTTTAGCAAGATTATCAAGGTTTAGTCCCATCAATTGAAGCGCAGCAAGCGCATATACCCTGCAATCAAGTGCCTCATTGCGTTGCCTAACCTTAACCCATTCCCTTCTTGGGCGACCCTTAAAGTAACGTGTAACCTTTTTCTCAGAGGTAAGCATTCTAAAATATTCCTCGCTTCGCTCTATCGGAAAGTGGCAATATCCCGCACCTTCCTCTGTGATTTTTAGCCTAGCAAATATAAGCTCTTTGGCTGTATCTGTTCCGACAGGAAAAAGATTTATCTTTCCTATATTATTCTTTGAAGGCTTACCAATGATGGGCTTCCCTTCACCACCAATACCCTTGATGGCAAAAACCCGTTTGCCTGTGCGCTTTTTAACGTAATTATAAACTTGCTGGGTGTAATGACCCCCACTATCAATACAGCTTGCCCTAATTGTCATCTCCCCACGTTTCGGATGCACAAAAGTTTGACCTAAAACCTCATCAAGCAAAACCCAAAGCTCCGCGCTTGATGGATCGCCATATATTTCATCATACGCAATTGACCAAGTTTCCTCACCCTTACCAACACCAAGTATTTCATAAGCAAGACGATCATCTTGCACGTCAATGCCAGCACATAATACTAAAACGCCATCTGGCACATTATCTTCATAATATTCTTTGCGCTGAAATAGATCATATTCATCTATGCGCTCGCCCTGTTCTTCATAGCATTCGCCAAGAGTAGTATTAACCCAAGCTTTCAACCTCATTGGATCACGCTTCGATTGAAGAAAATCAGTGACAATATCTTCCAGAGGCGTCCAAGGAGAATATAACGCTGAAAGATGAAACCCCGCTGTTTTTCCATCACCTTCAGCCGTGGCTCTCCATTCACCATATCTAATTGCTTGAAACCGCTTTGCATCGCCCCAAAAACTACCGCAATGCTCACAGCAATATTCTGCTGTTGAGGCTTTGCCATCTGTCCATTGAACATTTGACCATTTTAAATCTTGATGTTCATCACAATCAGGACAAGGCACAAAATACTTGCGCTGATCGCTATACTCATATGCACGTTCTATTCTGGATGCGCCTTTTTCAGTTGGTGTGCTTACCATGATAATCTTACGGTTCCAGAAAGTAGCTGATCGCTTTCTAGCCAATGCCACAGGATCACCTTCTGACCCTGCACTGATTGGATAACGATCCACCTCATCACACAGAATAATCCGACATGGCCTAGATGCTAAAGAAGATGGACTATTAGCACCGCAAGCAGTAACGTGACCACCCGCAAATACCTTGTGCAATGTAGTATTTCCGCTATCTCTGCTTCTGGGGTTTGCTATCTTAGCCGACAAAACTGGCGTATCTCTAATGGCAGGGGCAAGTCTATCCTTACTCCAAGTCTGCGCCATTTCTAAAGTGGGCTGGACAACCAGCATAGGCGCAGGGTCTTGATGTATGTGAAACCCAACAACATTATTAATCAATTCAGTCTTGCCAATTTGCGCGGCAGTCATAAGAACAACAGTTTCAACATTAGGATCACTCACAGCATCCATCATGCCGCGCTGATATTCAGCCCTGCGTGTTGACCACTTACCAGCTTCAGCAGAACTCTCAGAGGATAACTGCCTATAATTATCAGCCCACTCAGAAATAGTAAGCTTAGGAGGTGGAGCCATCACCATCCGCAACGTAACCTCAAGCCGCCGCTTCAACTTCTCCGCTTGCCGCTTCTTTATCGTATCCGACCAGTTCACTCAGAGCCTCTAATACTGCGCTTTCTATTATCTCTTGCACCTCTTTTACAGATGCAGCCGCATGTGCTTCAGCAGCAACCTTAGTAGGAACTGCCAATAGTTTCGTCTTACACTTACCAAGCTGACTTTCAAACTGCTTCACAATATGCTCAATGTAAACCAAATCGCCACGCTCTACAGCATTCTCCATTTCCTTAGCATCAGCTTGCTCCTTTGCCAATCTTGCCCTTTCTGCGCCAAGTTCAAGATTATTATTATTATTTCCAGCAATATTGCGAATGTGCTTCAGATACTGCAAACGCACTGCATCAACATCATATTTTCCACGTTGTTGTTTATCAATAATCCCGTGCTTTATGAGCTTTGTTAGCTGTGGTTGCTGTATTCCTAAATGATCAGCGCAATCATCTAAACTAGCCATTATGAATATCTCGCATAATAATTCCCCTTTACATGAGTTCTATCGCTAGAAATAAATCGGGGTCCGAATTACCA